CCGAAATGAAACTTTCACGTATATTTTTTGACATTGATCCAGCACCCGATCTGACTTTAACTCAGGATCAAGATCAATTCCGATTCGGTATCGATGAATTAAACGAAGCCACACACGGCTGGATAGCGGATCAAAATGTTAATATTTTTCAATTAGGCAATGTTGCGGCTATATTACGCATTCAAGTAAATAATACCGGTGATGCTCCTAGCCAACAAATGAAGCTACAGGTTAAGAAAACCAGTGACCCTGATTCTGCTTATATTGACGTTCCGGTGGCTCCGTAATGGCTACTCGACTAGATGCTGCGGCAAGTGCTAATGCGACAACACTCGCTTATTCGATAAGCGCGGGTACCAATCGTCGCCTGATTATCAATGTCGGTAGTGAAGGTACACAGGCCGGTAATCATACTTGTACCTATGGCGACCAAACTGCAACATTCATTGGTGCGGCTATCGCCGGTTCAGGCACGACACAACAAACAGTAACAAAATTCGAGTTAACTGAATCTCAAATTGCAGCAGCCGTTGGCACAACAATCACCGCTGGCAATGTACCCACTGATTTTAATATCAGCGCCCGCTCCTATCAGGATTGTGAGCAAACGACACCCCTCACTAATTTTGATACCGATTCGACAGGCGCAGCTACCCCAAATCCATTAGCTGCCCTCGATATCACACCAGTAGGGGATAACGCAATTATCGTCGCCTTTTCAGGTGTGGGTAATGCGACTACCGCTGTATGGGCTGCACCCCTCACGGAACAAACTGATCAAGCAACCGGTTCGGCTGCCGGTTCAATGGCTGATATGGAGCAAACTACTGCGGCGCTGGTCGCTTGCGAGCCTACGTGGTTATCCCAAAATCGCGCTGCCGGTGTTGCAGTTGCAATTGAGGATTTAGCAGCAGTTACACGCGATCAGGAAGCATTCAGATACTACGATGATGGTACCGAAGCAGGCGCAAGCGCCCTTGAACTCCAAAACGTCGATCTGACCATCCCTAAGGAAACAATTTTTCAAACTCGGGTCGGCACTCAGATGATAGGTGATCCACCGGCTGAAGCGTGTACATTGCAGCATAAAGAAACCGGGGATGCCGCAACTGAGTGGCGGGATGTCTAAATGTCATTTAAATCGGCAACGGTTTCCAACGGCGGCACTACTACAGGGTTTGATCCAGCTCCGATAATCCCGAGTACCACGCTCGAAGGTGATGCGCTAGTCGCTATTGTTGGTACAACTGACAACGCACCAGATATTTCACCCACACCACCGAGCGGCTGGACGCTTCAAGCATCTGCCTCGATGCCTATCGACGGTACGGCTGCTGTTTCTCCCCACGCTGTCTGGATTTACATGCGCGATGGTGGCGCGAGTGCTGCCGACGAAGCCGCTGCCGGAAGCGGAACATATACGTGGACGTTTGGGGGAGCCGAAGAACAATATGCGGTAATGATCAATGCTGATCCTGCTCTGTGGGGTGAGTTTGCAAAGAATGAAGTAACTGGTGCGCAAACTTCAATCAATGCACCGACAGTAACGACTTCCGTAGATGACGAACTGGTATTTCATTGTGCCCTGAAGGATGCCGGTATTGCTTTTACCAGTACGCCATCCGGTACTAACCTTGCTGAACTTGATTTAATAATCGGTGCGACCTCCGGTGCTGGCGGCGCGGCACGGGGCGTCTGGGAAGAATTTCCTGCCAGCACTGTTACGGGTGTCAAAGCCTTTACTCATGCCAGTGAAGAATCAAACGGCTATACATTCAGCTTAACGCCTGATGCGGCTGACGGTATTGATAGTGTTGATTCCTCTGGTTACGGTGATCTCTCAGATGAGTTAGATTTTGATGATACTAATGTTGATATCAACGGATCAGGGTTCGGCGCAACTATTGGTGCTTCTGACGTTTATCTGTCACCGAATGATCTGTTAAGTGAAGCGGGTGAAGTTGATATAACAGCAGCGGTTAATACGTGGGCTGATGGCGTAATTAATCTGGACTTCTCTCAATTATCACAAGGCGTAATTGATGATCTTCATACAATGGGGCCGGGTGCTAGGTTCATTATCGTTAATGTTGGAGGTGTACCAGCAACCACTGAATACTTTCTCGCCGTTGCATTGCATCGACCTAAAGCCCTTGAAATGGCGGAAGTCAGTGCGTTAGTTCCTACCACTACTACTCAACGATTAACTGGATTCTCTGGTACATTTGGCGGTGGTCGAGCGGAAGAAACCGCAGCACAAAACCCTTCAACAACCGACACTAATGTTGCCGATAACGGTAATCGAGAAGACTTGTGGGCAGTAGAGGCTAGACCGGCATCACGGGAAGTTCAGTACGATTTTCGTGTGCTTTATGGTGGTGTCGTAGCCGATACCATTACACAGACACCACAGGTTACTATTTCAGGCATTCAACAGATAGCTGTCGGTCAAGTCATTGAAACTGACTTAGCTCAAGCTGTTACGGCAGCTCCCGGTAATGTTAATGTCCCAGTAGGGCAAGTAACAGAAACTAACCTTGCTCAAGCAATTGTTGTTGCAGGGGCCATAGCCTTAGCAGTTGGTCAAGTCACTGAAACTGACTTGGCACAAGCAGTTACACCTGTTTCCGGCGCAACGACGATCAGTATTGGACAGGTAATTGAAACTGATCTGGCGCAGCCCGTTACCGTACAAGCGGCAATCAATATACCTGTTGGTCAAATCACGGAAACTGATCTCGCGCAGGCAGTCACGGCTGTTCCCGGTACCTCTACAATCGTCGTCGGTCAAGTAATTGAAACCGATTTGGCGCAAGCAATAGCCCCTGTTTTTCTCTCGCCGTTTGAAATTGTTTTATCGGCGAATGTTCCTACAGGCGGCATAGCCACAACTGATCGATTAACAGGTGGTAATACGCATGGTGGTGGTCGCCTTACTGACGATTCCAATCCTGATGATGCTGTTGACTTAGGCAACAATGAATCTGGTGAATGGGCGTTTGTACTCAAAGGCTCCGGCACCGAAGTACTTGGTGAACAATATAGTTTCAGACTGGTTATCGATCCCGGCACCCTGCTAGATACTTATACAGTCGAACCAAAGTGGACTATTGAAGAACCGGGTATCGCTGTCGGTCAAGTTATTGAAACTGATACCGCAAATGCAGTTACAGTTGTTCCCGGCCTCACGGGTATTGCTGTAGGTCAAGTTATAGAAACCGATATTGCTGCTGCCATTGTGGTTGAAATAGCTTTATCTGTCGGGCAGGTTACTGAGACTGATTTAGCCCAGATTGTTACCCCTGTACCGGGAATAGCAACGATAGCTGTAGGGCAGGTTACGGAAATTGATCTCGCGCAAGCGGTTACGGTAGTTCCCGGCGCAACATCGATTGCTGTAGGCCAGATTACAGAGATTGATCTAGCACAAATTGTTACACCTGTTCCCGGTGAATTGGCTATTGTTGTTGGTCAAGTCACTGAGATTGATTTAGCACAGCCTGTAACAGTAGTACCGGGAGTTACTTTAATCCCAGTAGGCCAAGTAATTGAAACCGATTTGGCACAGGCAGTTGGTTTTAGTCAGGGAATTGCTGTCCCTCTGGGTCAAGCGTCTGAAACCGATATAGCTCAGCCCGTAACTGCGTTTGCAGGTACGGCAACAATTGTTACAGGTCAGGTCATTGAAACTGATTTGGCACAGCCTATAACAGCAATACCAGAAGTTGTTTTGATTTCAGTCGGGCAGGTTATTGAAACTGATCTTGCCCAAGCAATAACCATACAGCCATCAATCGGTATAGCGGTAGGCCAAGTCATAGAGACTGATTTAGCCCAAGCAATAACCGTACAAACAGTAGTTACCACAGTTGTAGGACAAGTAACTGAGACCGATTTGGCTCAACCAGTTGGTTTTAGTCAAGGAATTGCTATACCTCTGGGTCAGGCAATCGAAACCGATCTGGCACAAGTTGTTACACCTGTTCCCGGTGAGACCACGATTGTTCTGGGTCAGGTTATAGAAACCGATTTAGCTCAATCGATTACCGTACAAACGGCAATCAATATAGCAGTAAGTCAGGTAATTGAAACCGATCTAGCTCAACCAATTACGATAGATCAAGAGCAGCCAGTTGCTGTTGGGCAAGTAATCGAAATTGATTTAGCTCAAGTTGTTACGCCGGTTGCCGGTGAATTAATAGAGGCTGTGGGTCAGGTTATAGAAACCGATTTAGCTCAGCCAGTCACTGTACAGCCATCAATCGGTATAGCAGTAGGACAGATTACTGAAACCGATCTAGCGCAATCCGTAACAGCTTTGCCGGGAACGGCAACTATAGTAGTCGGACAAGTCGTTGAAATCGATCTAGCGCAACTGGTTGAGGTTAGTGTTCCCGGCTGGGGTGATGTCTTCAATGCTGTCGGATATTTCCCAACAGGTGAAACAGTTACCATAGAACTATACGATCCACTCGATAAATCACTGATCGCGCTGAATAGCAATGAATGTCCTGAGAATAACGTCACTGGCCTGTACATTTGGGATACGACTAAATTAACTGTACAGCCAACAGGATATAAGGAATATGCGTTTAAAATGACTGATGGAACAAGTTTCGTCGGGGGAATAATTAATATGTTCGATGCAGAGGATTCAGTAAAACTATTGGAAATCTGGAGAAGGCTCGCGCTTGACCCGGATAATCCATTAACCAACAAAGACGATGGCAGCATACAAGCCACTGATATTGATATTGTGGCTACCGTATCAGGCAAGGATATTATTCAGGATAGAAGTTAATGTCAGCCCTGAGTCTTTCCACTCTGGGTGTTCAATGTCCTAATTCCCGTGCGCTTAGCATGGCGAGTCTTGGAGTATTCTGTGTTGCTGTTGCTGTTGATTTCGGTGGGCACCAGTTTCTAGCATTTAAGAAGATACTAGACCCGATTGCAGGACAAATGCAGGTAGGCAATGAGGTATTGCCGTTTACCCGGACAGCCGAGACAGAATTTGAAATAGATGATAAGACCTATACTCTGGTCGCGAAGCAGACACCATCAGAGATAATTAGCGCTACTCCCGATATTGATAAAATCCTTGATCATGCAGCTAAAAGCATGGGAATAACCCGAAGAAAAGCGAAACGCTTATTATTTAATGAAATTATAAAAGAGTTGAAAAAGGTTGAAACCGTTAAGCAATCAGTGTTTAATGACGATGAAGAGATTATTATGATTCTGGTGGCTACAGATGATTTATAAACCAGAAAAAGACGTAATGATCGCGTTTTCCCGGTTAAGGGGAAATCCAAATTTTGAGACATTCATTAAGTTTATTCGTGAATGTCGAGACAGAACTGACCGAGAAGGGTCAAAAGCTGTCGAAGATTACAGCGTTCGCTGGCATCAGGGCGGGAGTCAAGATTTAACGGAAATTCTTGATCTCTTTAACTTATCCAGAGGGCTCAAGTAAGTAGTATCTGACCATTCGACCGGCATTCGCGCAACGCGACCGTGCTGGAAGAATTCAGACAAGCCCGCAGCATTAGGGGTTTTCATAATCCGGCTCACCGCCGATCATTATTGGAGTTTTACTAATGGCATTACCAAGAGGTGTACAGGAACAGGCAGACAAGGCAAATGCAATTCAAGCCCAGCTCAGTGGTCAACCAGTAGAACCGGTTGTAACTGACTCAGTACCGACTCCCGGCGATAAGGGAGAGCAGGACTGGGAAAAGCGGTATAAGGGGATGCAGAAGTCCCATGCAAAGGCTGTTGGAGAATTGCGCGATGACAACGAGCGTTTAACTGCTGATAACGAAGAAATCAAACTATTACTGGATAAAGCTCAAAGCTCTGAGCCTGCGGTGCAGGTTCCAACTTTCACTGAAGCAGAGGTGAAGGAATATGGGCAAGACTTTTTAGACATGGTAGTAAGGGTTGCATCGACTATCAATGCAGGTAGATCGCAAGACGACATCGCACAGGAGTTGGCGGAACTGAAAGACCAGTTTGGCGCTATTTCTCAGGTTCAGAAAAGGTCTGCTGAAGACCGGTTTTATGACGAACTTGAGGCAGCAGTGCCGAAGTGGGAACAGATCAACGAGTTGGACGCTTTCAAAGCATGGCTGAAGGAAACAATGCCTTTAACCAGTAGCGAAAGACAACGATTCTTAGATGCCGCCCACAAGCGTTTTGATGCCAAGACTGTTATTAGTTTCTTTACCACTTGGTTAGGTGAATCTGGCATGCAGAGTTACATGCCTGACACTGTATCGGCACCATCAGGTATGCCGGAAGTGGAAGGCGGAAAAGAAACTTTCATTGTTACCCAAGCAGAAATCGGGAATTTTTACGATGAGCTGAAAATGGGAAAGTGGAAGGGTCGTGAAGAGGAAGCTCGCCAGAACGAATTGAAAATCAATAGGGCGATAAAAGAACACCGCGTTAGGTAAGCTAGAGTCGCCCTGACAATGTTTAGGAGTCAATTGTCATGGCAGGTATCACGAGAGCGAATCCCGGTTGGGAGGGGTCAACACCATATGCTGACCTATCCTCAACCAGCACATCAAAATTCATCCCTGTAGTATGGTCTGGTAAGCTTGTAGAAAAGTTTTACACCGCGACCGTTTTCGGGGCCATTGCGAATACTGACTATGAAGGCGAAATTAGCGATTTCGGCGATCAGGTTGTTATCCGCACCACACCAACACTCGTTATCACCGATTACCAGATTGGTGACGCGCTGTCATACGAAACCCCGACCAATGCCAACACCACGTTGGACTTGAACAAGGGCAAGTATTTTGCGTTCACTCTGGATGACGTTGATGCGATGCAGTCAGATATCAATTTGATGGACGATTGGGCTGAAGATGCTGCCGAGCAGATGAAAATCGCGGTAGACTCGGATGTCATTACCAATATTCTGGCCGACATTGCAGCCGCAAACAAAGGGATCGCGGCGGGTGCTATTTCTGGCGATATCAATCTGGGCGCTACCGGTACCAACGGTGACGCAGCTATCCTGATTGACAAGACCACCATCCTCGATTACATCGTGGATATTGGTACTGTTCTGGACGAGCAGAATGTCCCGGAAACCGGGCGCTGGCTGGTTATGCCCGCGTGGATGACAGCAACGATCAAGAAATCCGATCTGAAGGATGCTTCACTTGCCGGGGATGCTACGTCCATTCTGCGTAATGGACTGATTGGCATGGTAGACCGGTTTTATATCTATCTGTCCAATAACATCATCGGCATCACCGAGGGTACCGCGACGCTTTACAAGCCAATTGCAGGACATGCATCTGGTTTGACATTCGCGGCACAGATGACCAAGATGGAGACATTGCCTAACCCTGATACTTTTGGCCAGCTCGTTCGAGGTTTGAACGTGTACGGCTACAAGGTCATCGAGGGCAAATACTTATCAACAGGTGTTGTTAAGAAAGTCTAACCGTAATGCCCCGTTTCGGCGGGGCGTTCTTGGAGAATCGTTATGAGAAGAACCGCTCGTAAGTCGGGAGAGGTCAAGCCGTACTATGTGTTGAGTCGTGAAACCGGCGAAGAAATCCTTGTTACCAGCGACACTGCGCACGAGTACAGAAATTCAGTTAAATTCATTCGATTGCGTGACAAACCGGTGCCTATGGATACGCCCAGTCCTGTGACTAACCTAACTGATGACCAGAAGGCCAAAAAAGCCGAGCAGGCTCGTGTGCGTAGGGCCAATAAAAAGGCTGCAACGTGATACATGGATGCTCAAGAGATAATCACAGAGGTATCAGAGCAGCTAAATGATCTCGACCACATAACGTGGACTGAGGCAATGCTGCGCGGGTACATTAACTCTGCGCAAAAGATGATCACATCGATTAGGCCCGATGCGTCATCTATTACAACGACAATGCAGTTAGGCGCTGGCACGAAACAGGCATTGCCGACCGCGGCCTTGCGTCTACTAGAAGTTATTCGCAACATGGGTACAGATGGGAATACTGCTGGCAGGGTCGTGCGATCTACCGATCATGAAACCCTGAAGATGTTTGATGCAGACTGGCATACTGCAACCCCAGTTGTTGAAGTTAAGAATTTCTCTTACAACGAAAAAACACCCGATATATTTTACGTTGACCCGCCATCCGATGGCACCAATCATATCGAATTGGCCTATTCGATTGTTCCTGCTGTAATAACGGCCAATCCTGATGTCCTTTCTTTGAAGGATATTTACAAAAATCACATTGTTCAATGGTGCATGTTTAAGGCTTATTCAGTCGAAGTTGATTCAGTGTCCAGCGTAAACCGAGCCATGAAGCATGAAGATTCTTTTTACCAGATGATGGGTAAGAAATTTCAACGCGATGTTACATTTTCACCCAGTGTCGAGGTAGCAGCAACTGCAGGAGGGGATGGCTAGTGGCAATTAATTGGGAAACATACCTACCGGAAGTCTTGCTCGATGTCCCGGCATGCCCGGATAGCGTGGCTGAAAACTCTATCAAGCAGGCAGCGATTGAATTTTGCAATCAATCGAGGGTTTGGCGTGAGCAATTATCAGACTTATCCACAGTTCAGGGACAGGCGACTTATCCACTGACAGGGCTAATTCCAACTGATTCGCAGATGATTGCCTTGCATAAGGTGATACACACAGACAATACCCGGCCGCTGGGAACCATCAACAAGATTTTGCTGGATCGATACAAGTTATCCGCAGTTCAGCAAAGGCCATGGTATTTTAACAACGATGAGCCAAATATCCTGCATTTATACCCAGACCCCGATATTGGGCCTTATACTATAGAGCTATTTGCCATCCTGAAGCCTACACGGGCCTCGACATCGGGCCCGGACTTTCTATACAACGATTGGCTGGAATGTATCGCGCATGGCGCTAAAGCGCGGCTGAAGGCCATGTCGAAGCGGCCATGGATGGATAAGTCAATGGTGGCATATCACCGGAAAGAATTTATCGCGGGCTGGGTTGAAGCTCGCATTCGCGATGCGAAAAGCAATGTATTTGCATCTAACGCCCTGCAGCCTAATAGGTTTGGGATTTATCGAAGCAGGAACTGGGGTTACTGGTAATGGCATTCTTACTTGCAAACAACGCGACATCAACGCTTGCAGCCGGTATAGGTACTGGCGATACGAGCATTACACTGCAATCTGGCGATGGTGCTAAATTTCCCTCACCCACTGGCGGGGATACATTTCGATGCACATTGACTGATGCATCCAATAATATTGAAATCGTTGATGTTACAGGTCGATCTACTGACGTTCTCACTGTGGTTCGTGCGCAAGAAGGCACGGTAGCAAAAGCCTATATATCAGGTGATTCTATTGGCTTGCGCCTCACCGCGGAAGTTATTGCTGAATTTGTTCAAAAAGCTGAAGCGGTTTTGAAAGCAGTTGTTGCTATTAAAACGGCTGGCAACCTGACCTTTAACGATAATATTCAGCTAGATTTTGGTACCGACGATGACGTTGAGATGTATTTTGATGGGAGTCAGTTCAATTTCGATCTCAATGGCGGCATTAGCCTTATTCTCCGGGATGGTGATGGCGGTAATGCCACTCGGTTTACCTTCAATATAGCCACAGGCGAACTCATCATTACTGGCGGTTTGGACGTTACTGGTCTATTCAAAATGAAGGGCGGGTATAGTGAAGACGTTGATGCCCTTGCTACTACTGGCGCTATTGTTTGTGATGCAGATGCGGCCAGCTATTTCTTTATCAATGGTGCCTTGAGCGGCATTCCAACATTTACCTTTAACACCACAGTCCCATCTGGCCGACTCGCAAGTTTTACTCTTGAGTTAAATGATGCCGATGCTTTTGCCCCTGTTTGGCCAGCAAGCGTTGATTGGCCCAGAGGTGGTGAGCCGATATGGACAGTTGGCATAGATATAGTATCCTTCTTAACCCGTGATGGTGGCGCTACTTGGCATGGATTTGTTGGCACCTTGGATTCTAAAACTCCAGTCTA